TCGGCGACGGTACACCGTGCCATTCTGAAGCGTCTCCCGGACCTCCATCAGTCCTCATGGTCACGCAACTGGAAACCCTTTTATGAAATGCTGGTGGACACGCTGCGCCAGGGGGAGCGTCACGCGGCAGTAGAGTTTGAGAAGTCAACAACTTATTAATATGATCGGAACAAATGGCGACACTTTTTTGCACGTTAGTGTTGACTTTGCATAAAACTGTCCTGTATGCTTTCCATCGTGGGATATTACGCCTACACGACATCAAACCCGCCTCCGAGCGGGTTTTTTATTTCAGGGTCAGAAGCACAGCGGTTGTGCGTTCGGCTGTTAACCGAATGGTCGAAGGTTCGAATCCTTCCTGTCCCGCCAAATTCGCCGGTCTAGTTCAGTGGCAGAGGTGGTAAATGCCGAGCAAAGATTATTATCTTAATCGAAGGGCTAGGCTTGCTAAGGCCATGGAAAAGTTGGGTGGTCGTTGCGCGAGTTGCGGATCCAAAGATTCGCTTCAGTTTGACCACATAGATCCTTCCACCAAATCAGCAAATGTAAGCGAGATGCACTATCACGCAGACTCGGTGTTTTATGCTGAGGTTGAAAAGTGCCAACTACTATGTTCTGCATGCCACATTCAGAAAACCAAATTTGACCTTAGCTACTTAGTAGCTGGTGAGCTGAATGGTATGAGTAAGCTAACAATGGACAGCGTCCAGTTCATCAGAGAAAACTACATTCCACGTCATAAGGTTTATGGAGCCAGAGGGCTAGGGAGAATGTTTGGTGTAACACATCAAACAGTGCTTTCAGCCTTAAATGGCGAAACCTGGAAATAAGCTGCGCGTCAGGGGTTCGATTCCTTTGCCCGGCACCAATTTGCCTGTAGCTCAGAGGAAAGAGCAACCGCCTTCTAAGCGGTTGGTCGCTGGTTCGAATCCAGCCAGGCGAGCCATCAGCAAAACAAGTCGTCATCGCGGCGGCTTTATCTTGCATCAGGTGCATAACTGAATTCGTGAATACGTTATGCCGTCCGCTCCACGAAACGGAGTGCACAACAGGAAAGAGCATTGGCGTGAAGGGCTCATAACCCAACCCACGCAGCAGCATGGAGCGCCAACTAAATGCTCAGTGCTCTGTCCGTTGTGGTGAATGCGCAGGCTGATGCGCTAGAGACGGCACCCCCTTAATGAGGACTGCGCTATCTCTGGAGAAAAGTCTTGGGGTACACGATGCCAGAGAAAGCCGGAGATCAGCACCGGCCACCACAAACCAAACCCACTACCTGGGACCCTTCGGCCAGAGAGCCGACATTGCCTTACCCTCATCTTCCTGGCTTGTCGCCAGGTTTTTTATTCCAGGCTCCGGGAACCATCATCGACATGCCTACTTGTTAAATCGTCCCGAGGGCCTGACCTAATCAACCAGCACCAAGCAGGTGCGAACATGAAGAAAACCACTATGCAAGACAGACCAGATACCTGGGCGGTGATGCTTGCGTGGCTTGTAAACCACAAAAACGAAGCTGGCTATTCGGTACTGGCTTTTGTCATGTCGATACTCGCTACCTCGCGCGGCGCGAAATCAAAGTGGAAAGACCGGATCGCCGGCGCAACGATGTGCGGGATCCTTTGCTTCTTCGCTCAGCCGACACTCACGGCTATATGGGCAATCTTCAACTGGAATTTCCCCCCTGAGCTTTGCTGGCCGATCTCGGCTGGAGTCGGGTATGTGGGGGTGGATTCGCTTTTTGCCTATGCGCGCCGTCGCCTTGGCCTGAATGAACCGGGAGACAAAGCAAATGCTGACCCTCAGTAAATTCCAGCAAGCAACGGGCACCAGTGCGGCACTGGCCAGTAGGTGGTTTCCTGTCGTGCTGGCAGCAATGCAGAAGTACGACATAAGCACACCGTTAAGGCAGGCGAACTTCCTCGCGCAGGTGGGGCATGAATCATCTGGCTTCGTGCATGTGGAAGAGAGCCTGAATTACCGCTACGGCGCATTGCTGGCGATGTTCGGCAATAGAATCAGCCAGGAAGATGCTTTCAGATATGGTCGTGTTGATTCCGGCCAGAATGCTCATCCGGCCGACCAGAAAATGATTGGCAGCATCATCTACGCCAACCGGAACGGGAACGGCGATCGCAACAGTGGTGATGGATATCGTTACCGCGGGCGCGGCCTGATTCAGGTGACAGGGAAAGCGAATTACGCCGCACTGGTCAAACAGCTTGGCGTTGATATCGTGAAGAGGCCGGAACTACTTACTCAGCCTCAATATGCTGCTGAATCCGCAGCTGCCTGGTGGAGCAATCACGGACTTAACGCTATCGCTGACTCAGATGATGTTAGCCGCATCACCAGAATCATCAACGGTGGTACCAACGGACTGGAGGACAGGAAAGCCCGCTTGACTAAAGCTAAGGGGGTTTTATGTTCGGGTTAATCAGTTTATTCCGCATTTTCAAAAATAATGCGCACATTCTCATTCCTTGCGCGTTCATCATTCTCGTCGCTATCTGCCTGTGGGGGCTGAACGCCCGCAATCATCAGTTGACGGCGACGAACGACAGGCTGACACAGCTTAACGACAGCAAGGATGTGCAGATCAACGACCTGAGGGCTAAAAATGACGATCTGGCGGGGAGCGTTAAAGAGCTTGCTGGCGCCGTTAACAGGCAAAACGTGGTCATGTCTGAGGTCGCAGAGCAAAGGGCTGAATCGGCCAAGCAGAACCGAATGCTACAGAGCGAGATTAAGCGCTACCTGGCGGCAGATAAGTGCGCTGCTGCTCCTGTCCCTGATGCCGCTGTTGAGCGGTTGCGCGCAGCAGCAGAAGCCGCCCGTGGAATACCGGGTGATAAAGCAGCCAGCCCTGAACCTTCCGGCGGATCTGACGTCGCGAATTGATGTGCCTGATCTGCCAGACAATCCCTCATACGGTGACAGTGTTTCGATGAACGCGACACTTTACGGGATCGTCGGTCAGTGCAACATCGACCGGGCAGCAATTCGCAAAATTGAGAAAGGGCGAAATGATGAAAACCAACCAGTGCAGTGAAGGTTTCGACAACCCATCCAGGTTCCGTGAGGAATGGGATAAGCAGACAGAAAATAAGTAGGTCTTTTCAGAAGCTCTTCACTGAGGGGCTTCGATAATGATCTGTGTAACCCCGCAAGGATGGTGATCACATCTTGCTGACGGGTAAGCCGTAAGTGGCTAAGAACTTCTGAGAAGCAGGGCGACAGCTGCGACAAGGCAAAGAGGTAATCATGTCCGACATCTACCAAATCACGTTAACCACCCAAACAGGCGAAACCTTCACGGGCAAGATGTCACGACGTCAGCCTGAGCTGGTTAATGGCTTTGTGCCGCTAGCGACGGAAACGGGACAGTGGCTGTATTTCGCTCCGGCCGATGTGAAGCGCGTGCAGTTCACGCCAGTACCGGCTGAGGAAGCTCCCGCAGAAACTGAGGAGTCCGCATCATGAAGAGCGCATTTATCCCTTTCACCCTGAGTCTGGATGTTTCAGCGGCGGGCGAAGAGGCTCAGGCTGTAGCCAGCGAGTTACTACGCCGCACTAATGGGCTTAGTCCGCGAATCTCTGAAGATGAGGCGCTTCGGATCCTGCTGGTTGATGTGACCCGGGATTACCTGAAGGCCAAGAGCAAGGCAGAGCAAACAACGGAGTAACCCATGGTTAACGATGACGAGCGCAGGCCATATCCGCCAGTTAACTTCATCGCCTCCGACCACTGGCAGCCATACACCAGGCTGATACCCGCCAACGAAGTGCGTGAGTGGATAATCCGGCAAATCATCAGCGATACCGGCAGCATCCATAACCCTGACCACGAACACCTGTTAGAGGCTGATCTCTGCTTCATGTGGGCATCCGATTCGTTTGCGAAGAAAGGGCGACATGTCCTCGGCCAGGCCGAACAGGTAATGCTCCGCGCCGGTGGCTGGCAGAAAGCCAGAATGGAGCAGCAGATGCATGAATGGTTCGGGCGCATACCGAAGTTCATCATCACGCTGGCAGCCGATTACTGCTCACAATGCAGTGACCTTGAGTTCTGCGCACTGGTAGAGCATGAGCTTTACCACATTGCCCAGGCCACCGATGATTTCGGTGCGCCTAAGTTCAACAAAGAGACCGGGCAGCCAGTGCTCACACTGCGCGGCCACGACGTCGAAGAATTCACTGGTGTCGTGCGTCGATACGGTGCCAGCAAAGAAGTACAGGAGCTCGTTGATGCGGCCAATGCGCCAGCAGAGGTGGCTCACATCGATATAGCCAGGTCATGCGGGACGTGCATGCTAAAGCTGGCGTAACGCTTTATTCAGATTGTCATGGAGGTAGCCTGTGGCAGCATTATCGACAGAGGTTAAAGCCTTCATCGTTCAATCGCTCGCCTGCTACGAGACCCCGGTTAAAGTCATTGAGCTTGTAAAGGCTGAATATGGCATCGATGTCTCACGCCAGCAGGTGTCGCAATATACGCCCGGCAACGCAATGGCGGCCAAGTTGAGCCAGAAGTGGATTGACCTTTTCAACGCCACCCGTAAACGATTCCAGAATGAGATCGCCGACATCCCGATCGCAAATAAAGCGTACCGGTTGCGCGTTCTCGACCGAATGGCGACCAATGCTGAAAAGATGAAGAACTACGGCATGACCTCGCAGCTTATCGAGCAGGCCGCAAAAGAAATGGGCGATGCCTACACCAATCGCCAGAAAATCGAGCATTCAAGCCCTGATGGCAGCATGACTCCGCAGCCGACCATCATCCAGCTACTCCCCGTTGAGCCGAAAGCATGAGTAACGCCGTTCAACTGCCGATCCCCGCGAAGCTTGCGCCGCTGTTCACTGCCGTGAATAAGCGATACCGGTGCTCGCATGGTGGGCGTGGTAGCGCCAAGACGCGCACTTTTGCGCTGATGACAGCCGTAAAGGCGTATCAGTCGATGATGAACGGTGAAAGCGGCGTGGTGCTCTGCGCGCGTGAGTTCATGAACTCGCTGGAAGAGTCGAGCATGCAGGAGGTTAAACAGGCGATCCTGTCTGTTCCCTGGCTGGCCGCCAACTTTGATATCGGCGAGAAGTACATCCGCACCATCGACAAAAGCGTTAACTACGTGTTCTGCGGCCTGCGGCATAACCTCGACAACATCAAGTCGAAGGCACGCATCCTGCTGTGCTGGGTTGATGAAGCTGAATCAGTCAGCGAAATTGCCTGGCAGAAGCTGAGCCCGACGGTTCGTGAAGAAGGCTCAGAGATTTGGGTAACGTGGAACCCGGAGCGCGACGGAAGCGCCACGGATAAGCGTTTCCGTAAAGAGGCTGGCGACGACTGTGTCACCGTTGAGATGAACTACACGGATAACCCGTGGTTCCCTGATGTGCTGGAAGGTGAGCGACAGAACGATCAGCGCCGTCTCGACCCTGCAACATACGCATGGGTGTGGGAAGGTGCTTACCTCGAAAACTCTGATAAGCAGGTGCTGGCCGGTAAATACCGGATTGCTGAGTTCTCGGATAACCTCTGGAAAGAGGCTGAACGCCTGTTCTTCGGCGCTGATTTCGGTTTCGCCAAGGACCCTAACACGCTGGTGCGTTCGTTCATCCTGCACAACCGGCTATACATCGAGTACGAGGCATACGGGCAGCAGACAGAGTTAGACCACATGCCAGAACTGTACGACACGATTCCAGGCGCGCGTGAATGGCCCATCAAGGCCGACTCTGCACGCCCCGAGACAATCAGCTATCTCAAGCGGCAGGGCTTCAACATCTCAGCCGCCGAGAAGTGGCAGGGCAGCGTCGAGGACGGGATCGCACATCTTCGCGGATTCGACGAAATCATTATCCATCCGCGTTGCAAGAACGTAGCGCGCGAGGCCCGCATGTGGTCGTACAAAACTGACCGCATCACCGGTGAGGTGCTGCCGAAGCTGGCCGACGGTTATGAGCACTGTTGGGACGGCATCCGCTACAGCCTCGACGGACACATTAAGCGCAAAGGTCAGATGGCAGGGATGATGATCCCAAAACGGCTACGATAATTTGTACGAATACCAAGCGAAGCCATAATTAAACTCCCGTCATATGATTCGGAGGTTTTATGCATAGCTTTGAGCACTTGGTTGCAGAAATAAGAGAAGAGTTAAGGCTTAGAGGGCTTGAGCATTCATCGCTGATTTTTACTAAACTTGCTCAGCAATACGCCCCTTACTACCAATCATTCGAACCTGAAAGAAAAGAGGCGTTACTGATAAAGCTTAAGGCTCTTGAGAGAAGCCTCGGGCTGCAGAAACCATTTGACTGGGAATCAGCCCTCTCAACGAAAAAAGAATAGGTCGCTCAGGCGGCCTTTTTTATTGCCATAAATCCACCAACGGACAAACCATGACTGACAAATTAACTCTCGCCGTCAACCATGCGTTGAACGATGCGCGGATGGCTCGCGCCCGTATGGGGCTGATGGCGCCAACGATGGGACTGGATAATAAGCGCCACTCCGCATGGTGCGAGTATGGCTTCCCTGAGCAGGTCACCTACGAAAACCTTTATGCCCTGTACCGTCGCGGTGGTATCGCTCACGGTGCCGTTGAGAAGCTGGTAGGCAAGTGCTGGCAGACGAACCCGGAAATTATCGAGGGTGATGATGCCGACGAGAGCAAGGATGAAACAGCCTGGGAGAAGAACACCAAAAAGGTTTTCACAAAGCGCCTCTGGCGAGCCTTTGCTGAAGCTGACCGCCGCCGCCAGGTCGGACGTTATGCGGGTATCCTGCTGCACATCAATGATTCCAGAACATGGGATCAGCCGGTATTTCGTGGGAAGTCACTAAAAAAGGTTACGATCGCATGGGCTGGGTCACTAACAGTCAGCGAGTGGGTTACTGACCAGAAATCGGCAGACTACGGGCAGCCAAAGCAATGGAAATACGTTGAGAGTCTGCCAAACGGTGGTACAAATCAGCGGTTCGTACATCCCGATCGCGTCTTCATCCTTGGTGACTATTCTAACGATGCCATTGGCTTCCTTGAGCCTGGCTATAACGCCTGCGTCAGCCTTGAGAAGGTTGAGGGTGGTTCAGGCGAAGCATTCCTGAAGAACGCCGCTAATAAGCAGAGCATTAATTTCGACAAAGACGTTGATTTCAACAACCTTGCTTCTTTGTACGGCGTATCCGTTGATGAGCTTCAGGAGAGATATAACGATGCTGCCAGAGAGTTAAACATCGGCAATGACGTTCTGCTGATCACTCAGGGGGCGCAGGTTACGTCGATGGTTTCGGCAGTTTCAGATCCTGACCCAACCTATAACGTCAACCTGCAAACCTTCGCTGCATCTGTTGATATACCTGTGAAAGTTCTGGTTGGGATGCAGACTGGTGAAAGGGCAAGTACCGAGGATCAGAAATATTTCAATGCTCGCTGCCAGTCACGTCGAGGCGACCTGTCATTCGAAATAGAAGACTTCAGTGACAAGCTCATAGACCTGAAAATCATTGATGCTGTCAGCGAGAAGACGGTTATCTGGGATGACCTCAACGAGCAGACAGGAACTGAGAAACTCGCCAATGCCAAAACCATGGCGGAGATTAACCAGACGTTCCAGGGCAGCGGAGAGAATCCGGCCTTCAGCCGTGAAGAAATTCGTACAGCAGCCGGTTATGAAAACGTCGATGAATTCCCGTTAGGAGAAGAGGATGGCGACGAAGAAGGCGAAGCCACCAATTCTACCGCGTAACTATCAGGATCCGACTGGGGCCGATGCGCTGGAACGCCGGGCAATGAAAGACTTCGCCAGGCGCATGAATAAGATTGGCAAAGCGTACAAATCAGCACTCGACAAAATACCTTCCTCCCTCGCAGTAAACGCCCGATACGAATACCAGCTAAACCCAACGCTGCTCTCCATCATCCTGAATGATGCCAGTTACCTGGTGGATCAGGTGCTGCTTGAAGGTGGCGATTACGAACTGTGGTTTTACGAGTACATCGATCTGGCTTCGGAGAAAGGGACCGGGCAGTCATTTTACAACCTCAGCCAGCAGTCCCCGGTGTACGCAGCCGGGCGTGAGTCGCTGGCGTCCATCCTCGCAAGCGACCCGTATCAGCAACGTATGGCGCTGGTGCATGCGCGTGTATTTGAGGAAATGAAGGGGCTTAGCGCTGACGTGAAGCGCGACATGGCGCGCGTGCTGACTGATGGTGTGGGGCGCGGGCTCAATCCGCTGGACATTGCCCGCAACCTGACAGACCAGACCGGCATCGAGAAGCGCCGGGCAAACCGTATAGCACGCACCGAAGTGACTACCGCGCTGCGCCGGGCTAAGTGGGATGAAGACCAGGAGGCGAATGACCTTTACGGCCTGAAAACGCTGCTGGTTCACATCTCGGCACTGTCACCGACAACCAGACATACCCACGCAGTACGCCATGCCCACCTCTACACCAACGAAGAGGTGCGTGACTGGTACAGCAAAGATGGTAACTCCATCAACTGCAAATGCAGCCAGCAGTCGGTGCTGGTGGATGCGGACGGTAAGCCGGAATACCCGGACACCATCACGAAACTCAAACAGGAATATAAATCGATGCAGGCGCGCGGTTACGCCTGGGCGGAGAAATAACTATGCCTATGCAGGTCAACATCACCACGAAGGTGAACAGCCAGTCTATCCGGCGCGAAACATACAACGGGCGTGAGCACCTGGTGCTGCCGAGCTACACGCTGCCGGCGAACGTCGTCATGAATGGCGGCTTGTACACGCAAGAGCAAATCGACGCCCACTATAAGGGGCTGGAGGGTACCCTGGCACCGCTTGGGCACCCTCAGGTTAACGGTCAGTTCGTGTCTGCTTTCTCCCCGGAGGGGATTAACGCGGGCCATATCGGCGCGTGGAACCGCAACGTTAAGAAGTCCGGTAATCGCATCTACCTCGAAAAGTGGGTTGATGTAGCCCGCGCCAGCGAGTCTGAAGGTGGCAGGGAGCTGCTTGAACGCGTCGCTGCGATTGAGCGCGGTGAAGACGTTCCGCCGATTCATACCAGTGTGGCCGCATTCCTAGACCAGCTTGAGCCTAACGAGCAACAACGCGCAACGGGTGCCGAGTGGGTAGCTGATATCCACGGCATGGACCACGACGCAATCCTTCTGCACGAAGTCGGAGCGGCCACCCCTGAGCAAGGTGTTGGCCTGATGGTCAATGCAGATCTGGCGCAGCCGCTTAAGGCCAACTCTGGCGCACTGGTGGGCGAATCCTACCGGGAGCGCGAGCAGCGTCTCGATCGGGCGGCCAAAGCTAAGTTTGCGCCTGGCACGGATGAATATGCCTGGGTTGCTGACTTTACCGACTCGCAGGTGGTTATCGTGCGAAATGGCGGAGATGCGCAGGTTTACGGTTATTCCGCTGATGGCGGGAAGATCACTATCGACGATACCGGCACCGCAGTAGCGCGCCAGGAGTCGTGGGTGGCCGTCGTCGCTAACAAATTCAAAGCTCTATTCACACCGCAGGAACAGCCTGCACCAAACCACAAAACGGAGGGCGACATGCCTTTAACCAAAGAAGAACTGGAACAAATCGGCAGCATGATCGGCCAGGCTGTTGCGACCAACACGGAAGCGGCTATCAAGCCTCTCGCGGAAAAGGTTGATGCGCTGCAGGCCAATCAGAATCAACTCGCGGAAACCCTGACTGCCAACTCTCGCGCCGAAGAGAAAACAAAGCGCGAAGCGGTTGCAAAGGTCCATGGCGATATCGTGGCTAACGCACTGTCAGGCGAAGCTCTGGACGCTATGTTCAAGTCGCTGGGCGAAGCTGCTCCGCTGGGTGCTAACAATGCACAGCTGAACAAAGAAACCGGCGCACCTGCCGCAGACGAACACTTCAAGTAAGGAGCCGGAATAATGCCACGTTATCGTCGCGTTAATATCGACGGTCAGTCTCTGTACAAGACCGAAACCCGCACCACGGCCGCCGCGTTGCTTCCTGGCACTGCCGCAACCATCAACTCATCCGATAAATTCGCTCAGGCCACCGCGCTAACCGGCCGCCTGTACATCATCGATGTCGGTTACCACCAGGGCCTGACCATCACTGAAGCAATCCCTGCCGGTGATTCAGCTGTCGGTAACTACGTCGAAGAAGGCCGAGAGCTGGCGTTGCGTTGCCTGCCTGGCGCGTACAAAAAAGACAGCCCGATTAAGCTGGGTACTGCCGGTCAGTTCACCCTTGCCACCTCCGACACTGACTCAGTGATCGGCTACAGCCAGGATGAATATACCATCGCGGCCAGCACCACCGACTTCATTCGCGTGCGCATGCGCGTTGGCACTGTCGCCGCAGCTGGCGCGTAACAAAAGGACAAACACATATGTACTTCTCTAAAGAGACGCTGGCGACTAACTCCCGCCTTGGCGGGCACTGGAACGAGCTGTGGGCAAACCGCAACATGTGGAACCTGCAGAACGACTCCATCATTGCGGCTAACCGCGCAATCATGACGCCTGACATGCTGGCATGTAACGCTGTTGGCGGTTTCTCCCGTGACTTCTGGGCTGAGATTGACAACCAGGTGCTGCAACTGCGGGATCAGGAAGTTGGCATGGAAATCGTGAACGACCTGATCGGCGTTCAGACGGTGCTGCCGGTAGGTAAAACCGCAAAGCTGTATAACGTGGTTGGCGACATCGCCGATGACGTGTCAGTAAGCATCGATGGCCAGGCGCCATTCTCCTTCGATCACACTGACTACGCGAGCGACGGTGACCCGATTCCGGTGTTCACTGCTGGTTACGGTGTTAACTGGCGTCATGCTGCTGGTCTGAACTCTGTGGGTATTGACTTGGTGCTGGACTCGCAGATGGCGAAGATGCGCAAGTTCAACCAGAAGCGCGTTAACTACTACCTGAACGGTGATTCAAAAATTCAGGTTCAGTCCTACCCGGCGCAGGGCATCAAGAACCATCGCAACACCAAGAAGATTAACCTCGGTTCTGGTGCTGGTGGTGCGAACATCGACCTGACAACCGCTGACATGACCGCGATCTTTGCATTCTTCGGTAAAGGCGCATTCGGCACCACCGCACGCACGAACAAAGTAGCTCAGTATGATGTGATGTGGGTTTCACCTGAGATCTGGGCAAATATGGCTCAGCCGTACGTAGTTAATGGTGTAGTGAGCAGCACTCTCCTGCAGGCTGTTCTGCCATTCGCACCGGTGAAGGAAATCCGCATGAGCTTCGCACTTACCGGTAACGAGTTTATCGCGTACGTTCGTCGCCGTGACGTGATCTCTCCACTGGTTGGTATGGCTGTAGGTGTTGTTCCTCTGCCGCGTCCACTGCCTAACGTTAACTACAACTTCCAGATCATGTCTGCTGAAGGCCTGCAAATCACCGCAGACGATCAGGGCCTGTCTGGTGTTGTCTACGGCGCTGTACTGGCGTAAGGAAATAGCATGGCTAAATACGAAGTTGTGCGCGCGTGGTTCGGCGTGAAGGTTGGTGACGTGGTGGAGTTGAAAGAGCTTCACCCGGCGCTGAAGTCTAACGTAAGGCTGATGAAAGGCGAGGCAGGTGGTGAGCTGAAACCTGCGACACCTGATGCCGGTACCGGTGAGAAATCTCGCAAAGAGATTATTCAGGACCGCCTTACTGAGCTGGGCATCGAGTTTAAAGGCAACATCGGCGCTGAAAAGCTCAGTGAGCTGTTGCCGGATGGCGAACTCGAAAAGCTTTTCCCTGCTGAATAACAGCCGCCGCTAAGGCGGTTTTTTTATGCCCCGCTCCGGCGGGGTGTTTCACGGAGTCGACAATGGTAACTCTCGAACAGGCGAAGGGGTATTTGCAAAGTCAGGGCGTTTCCATTCCCGATTTTGTTCTTCAGGCTCTCGTCGACCAGGCCAACAGCATACAGGAGTGTCTTGATGCGCATTATCCGGCATCGACCTCGCTGTTGATTCAACTCTATCTGCTGTCACTTATGGGGCTGGCGCAAGGCGACAAGTATATCAGCTCGCAGACTGGCCCTAATGGTGCGTCACGCTCATTCCGGTATCAGTCGTTTCCCGATCGATGGAGAGGGGCGCTGGCACTGTTGCGCGTCACCGATAAACACGGCTGCGCTAATGACCTCATCCCTCCAGACCCGACCAATACAGCTTTTGCTGGCATATGGATCGGTAAAGCTGGTTGCATGTGCAGCGGGAGTAAGTAATGGCCTGGATATCGGTTAAGAAGCGGCTGCCGGAGCCTTTTGTCAAAGTCTGGGTGATGACCGACAGTGGTAAGCGCGTTACCGGATACGTCAAAAGCAACGGTGACTGGTATCTGCTGTGCCGGAAGGTTGCGGCGGAGAATCCGGAGGTGATCCGGTGGGAGGATAACGGTGTCTGAAACAGCTGCATGGAGCTACACCAACGTTGCCACTGTTTACCCGCGCGTCTACGACGACTGGAACAGCAACTGGACAACCGGAAATCCCTACCTGATTGACTGCACCTGGACGGCAAACAATGAAGTTGCGGTAGATGCCAGCGGGAAAGAGTTCACCACGAACCTGATTTTCTTCACTGAACTGAAGCGCAATGGCATCGATGCGACCATGCCGAAGCGTGACTGGTATATCGCCAGAGGTGACACAACATCTCAGGCCGATCCGCTGAAAGCTGGTGCAAACATCATCAAAGCGGTGACGGAATGGGATATGTCATTCTTCGAAGAAGAACCAGACTACAAAATTCTGACGTGAGGCGATCATGCCCGTAAAAGGTATCAAGCGTGTTCAAATGAACACCCGCAAGGTGCTGAGTGATATCGCTGGCATCCGAACGGAGAAGGTTCTCTATGAAGTCATGAATGCCGGGGCCAACCATGCGGCGCTGATTACTCCGGTTGCGAAAACATCAGTTCTCATCAACAGCCAATACAAAAAACTCGAACCAATGCCATCAGGAATGATTGGGCGGGTGGGGTATGCGGCCAACTATGCCGCCGCAGTTAATGCCGCAAAGGGCAAGCTGAAAGGCAAGCCAAGGCCAGACGGCAGCGGCAATTACTGGGATCCAGATGGCGAACCGGACTTCCTCCGCAAAGGCTTTGAGCGTGACGGTCTCAACGAGATTAAGGCCATCATCAAGCAAGGGTACAAAGTATGACGCGTAGCGAAGTGTATGACGCGCTGAGAGCGTGGTTGCAGTCGCATGGCTTTGATGTTGGTTATCGCGTCCAGAAACGCTTCTGGAACGAACTGGAGGGTACAGAAGGGGACAGATACCTTGTTATCCAGCAAAATGGTGGCGGCAAGCCAGAAGAAGCGATAACCCGCGATTATTTCCGCATCCTCCTCCTGTCAGGCCAGAACGACAGCAATATTAACGAGATTGAAGACCGCGCCGACGCCATCCGCCAGGCGATGATCGACGACTACAAAACCGAATGCATCATTTCGATGCAGCCAATAGGCGGCATCACCGCCATCCAGACCGAAGAAGGGCGTTACCTCTTCGATATTTCCTTTCAAACCATCATTTCCAGATAACACGGAGATAAATCACTATGGCGTGTGAATCGGGCGCTTTTACCGGGCGCGACGTCGTCGTTTATTACGCGATTGGATGCCCTGAAGTACAACCCACCGCCAGCGCTTACCGCCGACTCGGCATGATGCGCGGCAAAACAGTAAATGCAGAGTGGGAAACCGCAGATGCGACCGGCGACATGAGCGCTGCATTTACGCAAGAGAACCTCGTTACTTACAAGAACATTTCGTTCTCTGGTGACGGTGTGACCCGCAAAGAGGATGTTTATGCGCAGAACGCGCTTAAGCGTCACGTCTACAACCCGCCATCAGAGACCAGCAACCAGCCGTATGTATGGTTCAAGATCATCTCTCCGAACGATATCACCGAAGGGCCGTTCATGGTGACATCATGGGGCGATGAGGCGCCGCACGACGACGTTGCCACCTGGTCTATCGAAGCGTCCAGCGCAGGGCAGGTTGATGTTCGTGATGTTGGTGCGGTCATTACTATCACAGCTCAACCGCAGAATCGCACGCTGACCGTTGGCGATACGCTGAACCTGTCGGTGGCTGCGACTGTGTCTGACAATTCAGCACTGACTTACCAGTGGAAGAAGGGGGGTAGTGACATCTCTGGCGCAACATCAGCAACATTCACCAAAGCAAGCGTGGCTGCCGGTGATGCCGGATCATACAGTTGTCAGGTGTCTTCCTCCACAGCGGGCAGCGTGACGTCCGGGTCTGCTACGGTTGTTGTCAACGCAGCGTGATATCAGGGGCTTCGGCCCCTTTTTTTGAGAGGTTTCATGAAAGCAATAACCGATATCGGCCAGGCCGTTGTCCGCGCCAGTGGCAAAGAGGTATTCCTCAACCCTTCATTCCTCGCCATGTCTCGTATTGGGTCGCCGGAACAGATTGTTGATGCTTTCGTAAAGGTTCATGCCGGGCATTACCCGAAACACCGAATCTCCGATACTCAAATCCTGAAGGCGGCAAATGCCCGATGCTTTGCTGAAATGGCAGCATCGGCTGCAAACGTAGTTCGGCATTGCTCAGAGGGTGATGTTGCAGAGTTGATTGGTTCGTACTCGGTGAGCGCGGCAGGGCGGCTGCTGTTCAAGCCTGGGGCTATCCCGATCGAGGATGTTATCCAGCTTGCCCGCCACCTGATTCTGCATGGCGTAATGGGCGATCAGCCGCCGGAAGAGTTCGAAGGTAAGAAGGGCGAATACAGCGACAAATTCGATGTACGGTCATTCGTCTACACCGCTGTTGCTCACCTCGGAATGAGCGAGTCAGATGCCTGGAACATGACAATGACCAGCTTCCGAGCCGCCATGAATGCCAAGTTCCCGCAGAAAGAGAAAGCCAGGGTGCCAACCCAGGAGAAATACGACGAGGTTATGGACTGGGCCGAGCAAATGCTGGCTATCGACGCGCAACGGAACGGACCGCATTAATCTCCTTCGGAGCAACACAACCAGCCTCGCAATAGCGGGGCTTTTTTACACCTGCAATAAAACCAACGCGCTTCACACGCGCACGTTATAATCCTAGAGCCTACAGAAAGCGAGCCTGAGAGTTAGTTGTACTCTGGGGCGGCTATCTCTGTGTGACAGGCTCACTTTCTATAGGTAAACCTCATGCACTATCCAACCGTATCTGTAAACGGCGTATCCGTTCGTGTTGATGGCGAAGGGCGCTACAACCTCAATGATCTTCACGCTGCCGCAGTGGCTGAAGGCAAAGCCACGGAATCACAGAGGCCAAGTAACTTCATCAAAAGTGGGCAAATTAAAAAGTTTGCGCAAGAACTGACCAAAGCTACAAAAATAGCTTCGGTCAAGATTATCAAAGGTGGTGCTCAGCCTGGTATCTGGGGGTTAGAACTGGTGGCGATTCGCTATGCCGCATGGCTTAGTGTTGAATTCGAAATAAAAGTGTACCAAACCTTTCAGATGGTGATCCGAAACGGCATCAGTGCCATGTCCCGCCTGAACAAAATCGACCACATCATCAATACCGAAACCAAACAGATCAGCCGATGCGCCAGCCAGATGGCCAGGTGGGGAGTTGGCGGACGCAAAAAGCTACTCCATGCAGCGCGTGATCGCGTTGCTGATGAGGTGCAAATGTATTTGCCGGGTATTTACTGAGAAAAAGAAGCCGCCAGAAAACTGACGGCCATCAGAGATCCGCAATGGCGCGGAAAATCGGTGATAGAGCATTTGAAAACCACAAAGATTGAGGGGGTGGTTGTCGTTTACTCATTTAGTCTATGGCTATAGGATAATGCCTAAAATGGCGTAGAGGGATAAAGGAATGAAAAAACTACCAATTATTGCGATCTGCGTTGCACTCCTCGCTGGTTGCGCAGGAATCATGGAGAAACAGGAACCGATCTGTGAAGGTGTGGCAATGCTCGGCGGGCAAGATACCACCGTGCAGATTTACGGAGTTCGCAAAGTAGCCAACCAGACCCAGTATCGCGCCGGCTATCCGTTCAACTGGCAGTGGGTATCAAAGAACAATTTCTCCAGTACCACCTGCGATAAGAAGCCAGAGGTTCGTAACGACCTTCCAACCAAATCTGCCTGATTGAAGAGCACATCCGAACCCGCTTAACTGCGGGTTTTGTCGTCGCTATGGATATAAGATCAGTTTATGGAGCAATGCCACGCGTGATAGATTCATGGAAATACATTTCGTGGTGAATCAACGTGGAAGATGAAAAACAGCGCCAAATGCAGCTTCAACTGACACTTCAGCGACGACTGGAGAAAGTCACTCCAGAGCTATTCTCTGAATATCTTTTCGAACGCGGCGTCAAAACAGTCATATGCCCAATTTGTGGTAGTGATGATATTTCTATCCCTAACGCCAGTTCGATGACTGTATGGCCTGAAGGGTGCGAAAGCAGCACTTATGCCATCCCAGTCAAACTCGACACAGAAGGGCCACCATACTCATTGGTGAAATATGAGTATCGATTGATATGCAAAAACTGTGCGTATTCGATGCATTTTGCAACGTGGCCGGTATTGAAGTGGGTGGAGCAGAAGCTTTCAGATTCAGGGAAAGGGACTAATGAATAGCAAGATGGATGACAATATTCACTTTGTAGACTTCCCAAAACATGGTGGTGGCGGTAGCGGCGGTGACGGAGGCGATATGTACACACGCGAGAGACTTGCAAGACTTGAAGCCACAGACGAACTGCGAGAGCGAAACATCAGAGGCATTGAATCTGAGCTGAAAAGCATCAACCAAAACCTATCATCAATGGAAAAGCGGTTCATTGATAAGATTGACGACAACCAAAAGTGGCTGGTTGGCCTTTTAGTATCGGCAATACTCGTTCCATTATTCATTGCTTTAGTCACCAAGTGATCTGTAACTGTTCTGTCGTCGCCAGATCCCTGCTGACCTCTCCGTCAACTGGTGGTAGGATTTGACCATCTTTTACTGATGGGGATAGGGATATGAGTTTCGCCAGTCAATCTACACAGCAGATATTTCCATTTCCGGCGGACATTGCCTACGAAAAACTGATTGAGACAATTCCAGAGGTCGGAATGTCTATAAAGCAAAAAGACGATGTTTTGCGCAGAGTTTCCGTTAGTGCTGGTATCTCACTTTTTTCATGGGGTGAAAATGTATCTATCGTAGTTAATGCCGATGGGGATAAGTCGTGTACTGTTGGTATCGACTCTTCACTTAAGCTTGGAGTGAACGTGACTGGGGCGCATAGGCACCAGAAGAATTTTGATAAAATCATCTACGCGCTTAGCAACAAGCTGAAGGAATGGCAAAGACGGCAACCATTGGAACTCGGACCAGAAAAAACTGATGAAGAATACTTGGAAGAGGCAAGAAGAAAAGCTGGCCTGCTCTAAGGAAAAGACTAACTAACAAGACCTCGCTCCGGCGGGGTTTTTTATTGCCTGGAGAAATTGAAATGACCCAGAACGTCGGCGATATTGAATATGTGATTAAGGCCGATACGGCACAGTTGCTGCGTGCTGATAAGCAGGTTCGTGACGTAACCGACGGCATGGAAGGCGGTTTCAAGCGGGCTGACAAGGCCGCTTCATCGCTAACGTCATCCTTTGGCAGTCTGAGCCGCGTAGCTACCTCCCTGATGGCTATCCTGTCGGTTCAACAGGTATCTCAATACGCCGACGCATGGACTACGCTCAATAACAAACTGGCTAACGCCCTCCGACCGAGCGAGCAGCTGGTTGACGTTACTGAACGGGTGTTCAATATTACGCAGCAAACTCGCGGCAGCCTCGACGCTACGGCGTCTCTGTATTCGAGGCTTGAGAGGGCTACCAGAGAGTATGGGACCAGTGCCGACGATCTGGCTAAGCTGACAACCATCATTAACCAGGGCTTTGTTGTTTCTGGTGCGACTGCGCAAGAGGCCGAGAACGCCATTATCCAGCTTTCGCAGGGATTGGCTTCTGGTGCGCTTCGCGGTGAAGAATTTAACTCAGTGAATGAGCAGGGCAACAGAATAATTGTGGCGCTTGCTGATTCAATGGGGGTCAGCATCGGTCAAATGCGCCAGATGGCCGCCGCCGGGAAGTTGACTACTGATGTTGTGGTTAACGGTCTACTTTCGCAGGGAACTGCGATCGGCAACGAGTTTGCCAACACCACGACAACTATCAGCCAGGCATTGCAGGTTGCCGGGAACAACATCACCAAGTTCTTTGGTGAAAACTCCACGGTAAAAACCGGTACGGCAATTTTCAACGATGCCGTGATCAGCGTCAGTGAGAACATCGGCGCTCTCAGCGCCATCCTGACCGCTGCCGCTGCTGTTATGGGGAGTCGCTACGTTGGCGCCCTGACTATGGCTACTGCTGCGAAGGTAAAGGCCGCAGTTGCTGCAAGAAATCAGTCAGCAGCAGAGATGCAGGTTGCACAGGCTGCGGCAAACAAAGCTACAGCAGATCTCCGCGCTGCCGCCGTCGCAAAAGAACGTGCGCTGGACGAGATCCGCCTTGCTGAGATGATGAAGCAGACAGCGGTTAGCGCGACAAATGCTGCGGCTGCCGAGCAACGCTTGTCTGCCGCACGAACGGCAGCAGCCGGAGCTGTAGATAACTACAATCGCTCTCTTGCGGCAAATAAAGCGGCGCAGGCTGGGTTGTACACAGGTGCCGGGCTGGTTAGTCGTGGGTTATCTCTCATTGGTGGTCCTGCTGGTGCCGCCATGCTCGCTGCCAGCGCGATTCTGTATTTCTCTCAGAGGGCTAAAGAGGCCAGAGACGACGCAAATACACTGGCAGACAGCGTCAATGAACTGAGCGCCAAGTTCCAGACCATGTCGCATACCGAACTGGCAGCCACCATCGGCAAATTGAGCCAGAATCTGCCAACTCTTAGCGATGCGGTATCCGACGCACAGAAAGAATTTAACGACGCTACTGCTGCTGTTCAGAGGCAGGAAAGGGAGATTGCTAACTGGGGAACGAACACTACCCGAGGACGGCAGGCGGCAGAAGCATTAGGAGGCGCTCAGGATAAATTAGCGGTTGCAACACTTGAACTTGAACGTGCTCAAAATCGACTTAGCCAGACGCAGAGCGCTATTAACATTGGACGCGCCACTCTCAACGGAACGATGAGGCAGGGCATCGATCTTCTTCGCCGTGATGGTGAGGAGGCCAGTGTTACCGCCGGAATGATGGGCAAGCTTGGCGATATGATTAATTTCGCTTCAAAGGCGAAGGATAAATTCAACTCCAGCAGTTTGATGGTAGAGCGGCCGAAAGACGTTCAGGATTACCTTGATAAACTGCAAGACCAGGTGACGCTCCAGAGCGAGCTTAACGATCGCAAGCGTGCGCAGTTGAAGGCTGAGCAGGACATCAGAAAACTTGGTGGGACTGAAGCTGATGTCAGACTGGCGAGGGAAAGGGCTGCTGCCGAATACGACGCCCAGCAAGCTCAGCAGAAAGGCAAAAAGGAAACCAAAGACGCCACGTCTGAGGCGTCTAAGGCAGCCACTGCCATGCAGTCAAATGCGCAGAAAATTGCGGACTATAAGCAAAGGGCTGGTCTTGCTGCGACCACCACCCAGGAGCTATCCCGAGAGCAAGCTATCCTGAGGGCTGAGCAGTCCTTAAATAGTAGCGCCACAAAGGATCAGGTGGCTGAAATAAGGAAATATGCAGCAGCAGAATGGGACGCAGCCAATGCGGTGAAGATGCGGCAGCAGGCCGAGCAAGGTAAAAAGTTTGCACAGCAGGAGATCGTCGCAAACGTAACCACCCCCGACGCCGTAACGGGCGCAGTGCAAAATCCAACGGCTCTTATTGATTTGCAGGAGCAGCAGAAGTTAGCGGCACTTGCTAAGTATCAGACCATAGACAAGGAAAACACACAGCTTTACGAAGATGCCAAGACGGCCATTCAGGAGCAGGCAGCAAACGCCAGGAGGAAGATTGCTGTAGATGAGGCCAATGCACAAACTGAGGCGATAGGTTCCATTCTCGGCTCGGCATCGCAGGGCTTTGACAGCCTGGCGTCAATTATCGAAAACACGTCTGGAAAGAGCAGTGGTGCATATGTTGCCATGTTCGCTGCTGCAAAAGCATTCGCGATAGCGCAATCAACCCTGAGCCTTAACACGGCGATTATGCAGGCCATGGCGGATCCGACTGCTCTTACGCCAGCACAAAAAATGGCGAACTACGCAGCCATCGCCTCGGCCGGTGCTTCCCTGCTTTCGAATATTGCAAGTGTCACCATGAGTGGCGGTCGTCGCTACGGCGGTACGGTTTCTGCTGGTAACGCCTATCGTGTCAACGAGGATGGCCGTTCTGAAATCTTCCAGACCGCCGGGGGTCAGCAGGCATTCATCCCGAATCAGTCAGGGAAGATTATTCCGGCAAATAAGGTTGGGGGTAGTGGCGGAGTTGTTAATCAAACTGTCCATTTCACCATCAACACTACCGGCGGCATTGACGATGCGACCATGGCGCAGATATTGCAAAAGATGAAGCAGGTTACTTTGTTCCATATAAGCGATCAGGCTAATCGGCCTGGCGGATTAATCCAACCACGTACAAAAAGGTAAGGCGTGCTAAAATCGAGCATTCTGATAACAAAGGAGAGTTTAAATGGAATATCAAATTGAAGACATCACGGCTTACGATAATGACAATGGAAAAGGTATCCTTGCTAGCGTGTTTGTTAATTATGAAGACCACTGTAAAAGCGTGAAGGTTCGCGTTCATTTACCCTTGCAGCGCGATAAAAGCCTGGCAGAGATTGAAGCAGACATCTTGAGCGAAGCCAAAAAACAGCTCAAAGAACTTGTAGATAGCTTCTGAAAGTTGCCTTAATTAACACAAGCCCGCTTCGGCGGGTTTTTTGTTGGGAGTAATCCATGCCAGAAACATTCACATGGACACCGCAAAAGGGCTACAGCGTTGAGCGCACGCCGAATGTTGCCGTCGTTAAGCTAGGTGACGGATACGAACAGCGGCAAACGAAGGGTATCAATCCGCTAATGGATAAATACTCTCTCACCTTTCGCGGCGTCAGCGGCCAGTGCCGCAGTAACCCAGCTAAGGATGCAGAGGCATTCCTCAAAGCCAGGGGGGCGGTTGAATCGTTCTACTGGACGCCATCCGATACGGGAATGAGGAAGCTGTTTGTCTGCCGATCCTGGAATATGACAAAGACCGGGCCGCTGTTTGAACTGACGGCCACTTTTGAACAAGTACCACGATAAGCCGAAAGGCGGGAGACAGTTATGACTTTAGAACAACGTGTTGAAGAGTTAGAGGCTATGGTTGATTCAATGAAAGCACAGATGGAAGAAGTTATTAGCGCTCACACCTGTGCTTATAATCAAATCACTGCGAAATTAGATCAAATTGCCGTAATTCAAGCTGAACGCAAGGCTTGAATAGCAAGTTTTTCAATCTCACCGATGGTTTTATTCTTTATCTCATCTGGCGCTATATCTAGGTTTACCGAATGAAATTGGTCATTAGGGCCAATCAAATTAGCTTTTAATTTAAATGTATTTCCAGCGACCGCAAAAGAAATAAAGTCAATAGCGTTTAATTTCAATTCTGACATTATTTTTCCTTTATCAGAGGTAATCAGCCATCCCCCTTCGATGGTTACGTCAGTGTCCCACCACTGACGGGCTGAGCTTACACGTTAACCAGGGTTATCAGTAAGCAACATCCTGATATTCAAACAGTAGCCACCACTTGGTGGCTTTTTTTATGGGAGTTTGCCGTGCGCGACATACCAGCCAGTATGATTATTGATAGCGTCGACGCCGGAGTAGGCGCGTTTATCGACCTGTTCGAAGCCGACCTGCAACCCTTTGGCGGAGACCTTATCCGGTTCCATTCCGGCACCAATGGATATTACGGAAATGTGATCTGGAAGGGGAATCAGTATCAGGCATACCCGATAGCAGTCGAAGGGTTCGAGTCAAAGAACGAAGGCACATATGCCCGGCCAACAATGGTGGTGGCGAACGTCACGGGTTTACTGACGGGCATAAACCATGACTTCGACGACATGCTTGGGGTGGTGATCACCCGCCGTCAGGTTCCGGTGAAATACCTGGACGCGGTGAACTTCCCCAATGGCAACCCTGACGCAGATCCGACGCAGGAAGCGGTTTCCCGCAACGTTGTTGAGGAGATGACGGAAGAGACGTTCGAGCAGGTGACCTACACGCTGGCGACACCGATTGACTGCGACAACGCTATCATCCCGGCGCGAACCATCCTTGCCGACGTCTGCCAGTGGCAGTATCGCGGCGTCGGGTGCGGATATGACGGGCCGCCGGTTGCAGACGAGCGCGACAATCCAACCACTGACCCGGCGAAAGATAAGTGCTCTCACCGCCGTAGCGGCTGCCGCTTCCGTTATCCACGACCGGAACCAATGCCAATCAGCAGCTTCCCCGGCTCTCAGAAGGTTTCATGATGCAGGAATTACTCGATTATGCGGCATCGTCGCAGGATGAGGTGTGCGGCTTAATCCTGGATGGCGGGCAGTTGTTCCGCTGTCGGAATGTTCACCCGGAACCTGGAAAGCACTTCCGAATCAGTGATGATGACTGGCTGGCGGCCGAGGAGGCTGGAGAGGTGACTGCGGTATTCCACTCTCACCCAATGAACAGCCCGGTTCTGTCCGGATCCGACCGTAAATGCCAGGTTGCATCGGGCCTTCCATGGGTGCTGGCCTGTAACGGGAAAATCAGAACGTTCAGGCCGTTGGATTACCTTTTGGGGAGGCGGTTCGAGCACGGAGTGACTGATTGTTACACGCTATTCCGTGATGCGTATCACCTGTGCGGCATTGACCTCCCTGACTTCGAAAGGACGAATGGCTGGTGGCTGAGAGGGGAGAATCTCTATCTGAACAACATGTCGCGCAATGGCTTCAATCAGGTATCGCCGGGAGAAGCGCTGCCAGGTGACGTAATAATCAGGCAGCCATTCCCCGGCGCCGACCCTTGCCACGCAATGATTCTGCTCGATGGCAACATGGTACTTCATCACGACCATGCCGGACACCTTAGTCGGAGAGAACCAATGCGCCCGGCATACGTTAAGCAGATGCATTCCATATGGAGACATGAACAGTGCTCATCTTTAAATTTGCAGGGCATTTACGCCGACATTTCCGCAAAGTCGAGCTGAACGTTGATACCCCTGCCCAGGGCATTCGTCTTTTGCTTGCTCAGAATCATGAGTTCAAAAAAGCATTCCTGAACGCCAGAGTAAGAATGCGAGTGGCGGGTGAGGATGTTGAAACGTCTTCGGTGCAGTGGCACATGGATCGGCGCCTGAAGGATGGCTCTGTAGTGCTGTTTGTCCCGGTGGTTGAGGGGGCGGGACTTGAGACCAGTACGATAGTTCTCATTGCCTCACTGGTGCTGTCTGCCGCCTCGGTTGCTTACTCCATCTACATGTCCCGGAACATGAAAAGTAAAACATCAGCGGAAGCGGCCGAAACAAACACCCTCACGAATAACTCGTTTACCAGTGCAGAAAACAGGGTCGGGCAGGGGCACCCTGTCCCCATACTCCTCGGCGAGATGGAGGTCGGTAGCAACGTAATAAGTCTCGGGATCGACACATCTAATAATTCCGACTGGGAAGAATCAATCAGCTAAGGTGGCGCTATGTCTTCAGGTGGCGGTAAAGCATCAACCCCAAAATTACTCGACGATAACCTCAAATCAAAACAATTCTATCGGGTACTGGATCTGATATCTGAGGGGCCAATCGCGGGCCCGGTGGATCAGGAGCACCTGTCTTCATTCAAGCTGAATAAGACGCCTATCACTGACTCGAGCGGTAATGTCAACGTGAACGGCATTAGTGTTGCCTGGCGACCTGGATCGGAGACTCAGGAGCCAATCAACGGCTTCTCTGCAATCGAAGCGACGACCATTGTTAACACTGAGGTCACTTACGACACCCCGCTGGTTAGAACCGTGACAGATCAGGACGTGACCCGCGTTCGTTTTAACATCGGCGTCACCGGGCTCATGGAGCAGGACTCCAGGGGTAACCAGAAAAACACCTCTGTAACGATGGTTATCGAGACCAGAACTGGCTCGTCGGGCTGGATCATGGAGAAGACGGTGACGATTACAGGGAAAATCTCTGGCGAGTACCTTGAGGCGCACGTCATTGATGCCCCCGACACCAAACCGTTTGATATCCGCGTTCGCCGCATTACGCCTGACAGCAGCAGCGATTTGCTGTCAAACGGGACTGTTTGGAACAGCTACAGCGAGATCACCGACGACAACCTTAGCTATCCGTTCTCTGCTGTTGCCGGCTCAGTCATCGACCGTGACCAGTACACCGACACGCCGAGCCGCACATATCATCTTCGCGGGCTGATCGTTGACGTACCTGATAACTACGAACCAATTGCCAGAACTTACTCCGGGCTGTGGACGGGGGGCTTCAAAAAGGCATGGACTAACAACCCGGCGTGGCTGTTCCGTGAGCTGGCGAAAAACACCCGATTTGGCCTGGCGAAACGCGCCGGATACATCGATGTTGACGATGGCGCACTCTACATTCTGTCGCAATATTGCGATCAGCTTGTAGATGATGGGTATGGCGGCAAAGAGCCACGCATGACGCTCAACGCCTACATCACAGAGCAGGCGAGCGCGCGAGACATTCTCGACAAGATAGCGAGCATGTTCCGTGGCATTGCGCTGTGGGACGGCCTGCGCCTGTCCGTAATGCTGGACGCGCCACAGGATCCGATTGCGACAATCACGAACGCCAACGTTGTGAATGGCGAGTTCAAACGAAGCTCTGTAAAGCGTTCAGAGAAATACAATGCCGTTGTAGTGTCCTGGACTGACCCCGACAACGGATGGGAGCAGGTGAAAGAGTACGTTTCCGACGATGAGATGATAGCCAAAGGAAACTACAACGAAACCACTCTGGAGGCGTTTGGCTGCACCTCTCGTGGACAGGCATGGCGGGCAGGTAAATGGCTGCTGGAAACAGCAAAGCGTGAAAGCAGCAGGTTGTCTTTCCAGATGGCTCGGGATGCTATCCACTTCACACCGGGTGATATCGTTGAGGTCATGGATAATGACTATGCAGGAACTCGCCTTGGGGGGAGGATTGTTTCTCATTCCGGGAAGGTGATAACGGTTGACGCGGTTGATTCCTCGGTAGTAACGAACGGATCCACTATGTCGATTATGGGGAGGGACGGAAAGTTCTCTCGCTATGAGATCGATGGCGTTAACGAAAACAACGTCACACTCAAAAACGAACCTGAATGGGTGAGGGCGGGAACTGTATTTGCCATTTCAACCGCAAGCGTTGCGATTCGCCTTTTCCGGATACTGAGCGTTGCCGAAACGGAAAACAACTCCGTCTACAGCATAACGGCCTCATTGCACGACCCCAACAAACAGGCCATCGTTGACGAGGGTGCAGTGTTTGAAGTTCCCAGCGATACGCTGAACGGCTACCGCGTGCCTAACGTGGAAAACCTGCGAATCCTGAACACAAACACCGAGACCGTCCAGGTTACAGCAACGTGGGAGACGGCAACCACCACTAAAAAGCTGGTGTTTGAGCTGTACATCTACAGTGCTGATGGGAAGTTGGTATCTCAGTACGAAACTGACCAGTTCCGGTATGAGTTTTACGGTCTGGCTGCCGGTAGCTACACGCTCGGCGTTCGTGGGCGCAATGAAAACGGGATGAAAGGCGCCGAAACTCAGGTGGGTCTTATTATAGGCGCGCCAAAGGCTCCTAACTCCGTTCAGTGGATACCCGGACCATTACAGGCCACTCTGGTGCCAGTTATGTCTGTAACGGCAACATCAGATACCTCTTTTGAGTTCTGGTACGCTGGCGAGACTCCGATCCCATTAACCGATGACATTGAGAACAAAACTCAATTCCTCGGAAGGGGGAACCAGTGGACCATTCAAAAGCTCAAGTTTGACCACGTCTATTACGTTTACGTCCGGACACGCAACGCGTTCGGGGTTTCTGATTTTGTTGAGGCTTCAGGAAAGCCAACGGATGACTTTAGCGATATCACCGATGCAATCCTGGAGGAAATTAAAGAGAGCGATACCTTTAAAGACCTCATCGAGAGCGCCGTCGAGAGCAGTGAAAAGTTCGCAGAACTGGCTGATGCCATCAAAGATAACGCGGATGGTCTCGCGGCGGTGGTTGGCTCTAACAAGCAGACCGCAGAGGCAATCATCAGTAACGCACTTGCCATTGCTGATGTTGTTGTTCGTCAGACCGCCCAGCAGGACGCCAACTCTGCCACATTCGAGCAACTTCGGGAGGTGATCGCCACTGAGACGGAGGCACGCGTTACCGATGTCACCCGACTGGAGGCAAAGACTGCGGATAATGAAGCCAGCATTACTGATGTTCGCCAGGCGCTGGCCACTGAGACGGAGGCGCGAGCCTCTGAGGTTGGCCTGCTTACCGCCGCCACGAAGGTTGCTTCTGATAAAGCGGACTCAGCAGCTGAAGTCGGCGCGCAGAATACAGCCTCAATAACCGATCTTAGCCAGGTTGTCACAAACCTGGATTCCTCTATGGCGTCCCGGCTGGAGGAGTTGGGGGCTAAAACGGACAAGGCCAGTGGCGGCATTCAGAGCAACTCCATCGCGCTAATCACCAATACGCTTGCTCAGGTTAATCAGCGGATGACACTCAGCGCGCAGTACGGTGACAGTAAGGCCAGCATCGATCGCATTGACAGCGCCATGGCAAGCGACAGGGAGGCCACGGCGAGTTCACTGCTGAGTTTGCAGACGGATGTCAACGGCAACAAAGCATCCATCAACAGCCTGAACCAGACGTTTTCCAATTATCAGCAGGCCACGGCCACGCAGATAAACGGCATTACGGCGACCATCAACGGGCACACTTCAGCGATCAGCACTAACGCTCAGGCGATAGCAAACGTTAGTGGTGACCTGAAGGCGATGTACAGCATCAAGGTTGCCGTGGACGCGAATGGAAAACAGTATGCCGCCGGAATGGGGATCGGTGTAGAAAACACTCCATCGGGCATGCAGTCGCAGGTGCTGTTCCTGGCGGATCGCTTCGCCGTCATGGCGCAGGCAGGGGGAGCGGTTACACTGCCGTTCGTTATCCAGAACGGGCAGGTGTTTATCCGGGAAACCTTCATCCAGGACGGCACCATCGGCAACGCCAAGATTGGCAACTACATCCAGTCCAATAACTATGTCGCTGGCTCAGTCGGATGGAGGCTGGATAAGGGAGGTACGTTTGAGAACTACGGTTCGACAGCTGGTGAGGGAGCCATGAAGCAGACTAATCAAACGATCAGTGTCAAGGATGCCAACAATGTGTTGAGGGTGCAGATCGGGAGAATCACGGGAACATGGTAACGGGAGGCCTCTTACGGGGCCTCTTTTTTTTCAGGAGGACTGGATGGCGGAATATGGTGTTCAGACATGGGACGCCTCAGGCAAGGTAAACAACTATGGCGTTAAGCCTGTCAGCGTTTGTGGCTATCTCCAGCTGGCCCAGAACCAGAAAACAGGCTCTTACACCGTAGCGCTTCCACCGGGTTGCAGGCTGACCTATTTTCAGAGCATGAACGGCGATCAGTTTGGTACGAGTCGGAGGAAGATCACCATTTCGGGGGGAACAGCAACAGTGTCAGCAGCAGGCGATACCGACTACTCAGCAGGGACTGAGCCTGCGGCAGCGGCTTATCTCATTTTCCAGATCGAGAGGGCATAAATGGCGGAGTATGGCGTTTTACTGACGACCACGAGCGGGGAAGTATGGGTGACCGCGAACAGCTCGCCAATCGCTCTTCAGGCGCGAAAGACAGCGGCACTTCAGGGAACATCGGGGTTCAATACCAAAGTGACGCACACATTCCCCGCAGGTCAGCCTGTTGTCGCCTTCGTTCATTGCACGGTTGAGGTCGAAATCACTCAGACGATAAGCGGGAACACCATCACGATTGATTTTCTCAGACCGAATGCAACCGGCACAGCGTACGTTTATTTTTTCTCTATTTTCCCGCAGACAAAGCCAGACTACGGGCTGGCTGTGTGGGATGCATCAGGGACGCTGATTTTAACAAACGAAACGCGCACGCTGAGCGATGTTGTCACCCTCGGCAACGCCGGGGTGGATGCCAGCTCAGGATACAACATCAATACAACTCTGGCGGGGAAGTGGGCCTGTATGCCTGCCATGCTGGGGCTAATTACCGGGGTTATATCGGCTGGCGGTCAGCCGCAGCCATACTCGGCCATATACAAGAGCATGGCAAAACTTGAGGGAAGCAATACGCGGATATTCGCCAGGCCGCAGACAACCCCCGGCGGCAACCTTCAGAACGTCGCGTATTCGAATCTGAGGAACGTGATTATGGCCATTAACTGCGCCAATTATGATTGATCGTTTTTAGCGATCAATTTTGAATAATTGATCTACCAAATCAATTATATCCCGTTGATTCATATTGTTATTGTGTAGCTTCATGAATGCCCTGGGATATAACCACTATGAAAAATATGATTCTTTGCCTGGCGGTGGCGGTATTGCTCTCCGGTTGCGCTGGCGTTATTGAGAAGCAGCAACCCGTATGCACCGGAACAGCCCTGGTCGGAGGACAGGAAAGCAGCGTCCAGATCTACGGAGTCCGTAAACAAAAAAATCAGACGCAGTACCGCGCCGGTTATCCCTTTAACTGGTCATGGGTGAGCGCCAACACGTTCACCAGCACCACCTGCCACTAACCCGTTCAGTTTTGAACAAACCTCGCTCCGGCGAGGTTTTTTATTGCCTGGAGAAAATATGATTTATACCACTGGCACCATCGCCATCAGCGGAAACACCCTTACAGGTACCGGCACAAACTTCACTGCTGCTGGCTCATTAATTCGTAACGGCTGTACTGTTATTGCTATGACCAGCCCTGTGCAGGTATTTCAGATTACCGCGATTGGAAGCGCAACAAGCCTCACTGTTACGCCAGCGGCCAGCCCTGCCATTCCGGCTGGAACCAAATACGCCATTCTTCTGAGCGACAGCCTGAGCGTGGACGGTCTGGCGCAGGACATCGCTGAAACCTTCACAATGTACCAGCGCTATATGAGCGGGTTCGCTGATGTGATGAACGGGACATCTGATGTTACCATCACTATCAATGGTGTTGCCGTTACCGTACCGGGTCAAAAATCACTGGCGAAGAAAGGTGCAAACAGCGATATCACCAGTCTTTCCGGCCTGACAACAGCGCTCAGCATTGAGCAGGGTGGAACCGGTGCGAAAAATGCATCAGGCGCTCGTGCAGGGCTCGGTCTTGGAAACAGCGCCACACGAGACGTTGATAGCCAGTTTAGCCCGGGAACCTCTTACCTCAATGGTGCGGCAGTAATGGCGCAATGCCATCGCGATTATCGCAACCTCGCCTCTTATGATGGTATTTCACAATATCCGCTCGGCATGTCTTTTGGCATACAGCTTGGAGGGAATGGCTGGGGTGGAGGTAGCGGAGTTGATACTTACACGGGCATGTTAACACTCCGTGGCTGGCAGGATGGAACCGGTGGTGGCTACACGTCATGGCAGTTAGCCTCCACGTCGCAGGGCCTCAAGTATCGTCAGGGTAATGGAACCATCCAGGGCAATGCGAACGTCGGGTTCTCCACGACGCACACCATTTATTCGACGCAGAACACCACGAAAGCCAGCGACGGAACGCTCAAGGCTGCATCACCGATCGCCAGAATCGTTAAATCTCAGGAAGATAACCAGCGTACCGATGTTGACGAAGTGGGCTTCACCTGGTGCGGCTGCGGTACGGCGAACGCCGAGGCTGAAGGGATCAAAATCTCGAGACTGGATGTTGGGGTGTATGTTCTTATCGGCTCGGCAGGCCTGGCATCAGAAGGCTGGCAGTTACTGCCACCAATGGACCCTGCCGGAATGGGAGAGCTTGGGATTGTTGAAGCTGAGCAAACAGAAAGCGGTGGGCTGACGATTCGGCTTTTTAAGCGGAAATACATACTCAGCGAAGAAGGCGAAATTGTTAAAACGAAAGGGGCTCCTATAGATGTTCCTGCCAATAGCTGGATCGACGTTCGCCTCGATATGCCAGAGGATAGCATCTGGAAAACAAAAGTGCTGGAAGCTTCAATAGCCGGTGCAGATTCGACCCCAGAATAA